TTATAAAAGGTAATGTAAATTTACACCCAAAATTAAAGCTTTTAAATGAGTTTAAAATTTCATCATCCTCTGTAAACCCTTTATCTGGATTGTCATCCATTTCAAAAGGGGATTCTATTATTATAGGACATCCTCAATTACAAATGACAACTTTACCTGTACAGTCTAGTGACCATCCTGTTATTATGACTACAACTGGTACTATTTCAGAGAAGCAGTATTCTAATACTAAAACTGGATATAAAGCTGAATTTAATCATTCAATGTCAGCTGTATTAGTAGAATTAGATGGTGCATCATTTCATATCAGACATTTAAATTTTGATGGTGTTGGTTTTTATGATTTTGAACGATACTATACAGCTAATACTATTATTGAACCGGATTACACTTTAACTGCAATTGTAACAGGTGATGAACATGCGATATTTATTGACCAATTAGTTAAAGAAGCTACCTATGGTAAGAATGGTATTGTTAACACTTTAAAACCTAATATTATAATTCGTCATGATATTCTGGATTGTTATGCTGTAAGTCATCATCATAAAAATGATGCGCTAACAACCTTTAAAAAATATACTAATGGTATGAATGATATTGCAAAAGAATTAAATACCACAGTCGATTTTATTAATGAAACAACTCCAAAAGGTTGCAAAAATATAATTGTTGCTTCTAATCATGTAGATCACTTGACTAGATGGTTAAAAGAGATTGATATTAAAAATGAGCCATGGAATGCAGTTTTGTATCATTTCTTGATGTTTAAAACTCTTTCACATATTAAAGAATTTGATGCAATTCCTAACACTTTTGAATTATTTTCATCTGAAATCTTTAAAGAGATGTACTGTAATGTAGAATTCCTATCAAGAAGCGCTACTTATAAAATACATGATATTGAAATTTCGGTTCATGGTGATAAAGGTGCTAATGGTTCTAAAGGTACTAGGCCTCAATTTGCAATGTTACCATCTAAGACCATTATAGGGCATTCTCATTCTCCTGGTATAGAAAAGGGTTGTTATCAAGTAGGTACTTCTAGTATTCTTAATATGGAATATAATCAAGGTGCATCATCTTGGATGAATACTCATTGTTTAATTTATAAGAACGGTAAACGACAACTTGTAAATATAATTAATGGGAAGTGGCGAGTGTAGGTGTTACAAATTTTCTAACACCGAATTGTGCCTCTAAATGTCTAGAGGCACATTCTTTATGTAAGTCTGCAACCCTTCCGGTAGTTACATTAAACGCTTTTAAATGTAATTTATTTGCAATTTTGTGATTATCTGGATTATCTTTTTTAATTGCAGTATCAGTCGAATCCCATGCAAGTTTAGATGCTTGTTGACCAGGTGATAACAATTTAAAATGTGCAGCTTTTATTTGTTTTAGTGTAGACATATTAAAACCAATCAAATTTTAAATCTAAATCCCATTCTTCATTACCATCCAAAAACACAGGTAACGGAATGTCATGCTCAATTACATTAACATGACTATCATGTAATGTTCGTCTTAAATTAGTATCTGTTAATTCTGAAAACCATGGTTGACATGCAAGCCATGCATGAAGCCATAATGTCGCAACTGAGTCATCATGGAATCCTTCATCTGCTTCATATGAACCTCCGTTTGATTGAACAAATGTACTCAACTCGCTTATCATATCAAAGTCATTGATAATAAGTTGTTCATTGTCAATCATATCTTTTAATGTGGCACAACCAATACGTTTAGTTTTTCTGGTTGTTCTTATACCTGGATACGGGTCTGCTCCAACTTTACCTAATTCACCTGATTTAGTCCAATGAACATTTTCATATTCTAATTCATTCCAAAGAGTATCAGCAACTTGTCCACCAATATCATTAATTTCAATTAACACATATGCGCTATTATATAACATAGCCATACGATGTATAATTGTAGCATATAATAACGGTGCAATTTCATTATTTCTGAATACTACTGCTATAGTATGTGGATATGATGTTATATCAAAAATGGTAAATGCTGAATAATCTAAATGCCTACCTCTAGATACATCAACTGACATTGAATATACTCTATTAGGAATAACATCTTTATATATTTTTAATCCGTGTAAATTGTCAGTATATTCTTTAATAGGAATATCATATGATAATCTAGCTAAAACCGAACCAGTTAAAAGCGTTCTACTAGAGCCTTGGAATACTGCATCAATTTCCTGTGCAGCTTTTAATTCTCCTAATACAGCTTTCTGTTCATCATACCATTTCTTATCTCTACCGGGAGTCTCATGCCAATGTACTCGCAATGGTACAAATCCATTTAATCCCTTTTCTGCTTCATGCCAGATTTTATGGAAGTGATTATATCCGTTTGGTGTTGATGTAATGAATACTTTAGTATCTTTACCCGCTGTAATTGTAGGATATACCGCTGTAAAGAATTCTTCAGCTAAATGATTATCCACGAATGCAAATTCATCTATATACAGTACGTTAATTGTTTTACCACGAATACCAGATGCGGATGTGGCTGAACCAAAAACTCGACTACCATTTTCTAATTCTATACTACGTTTATTCCAGTTTGAAACTCCTTGTTGTAGCCAATGCGGAAGATTTTCATATGCAAGTCTAACTTTATGCATAATTTCATCTGCTGTGGATTGTTTGTTTGCAAGAATAGCTACAGTTTTATCGTCATTGAAAATAATATACCATACAAAGAATGCAGCTGAGACTGTAGTGTTGTGATGTAATAGTCCTTCAGCATAAAATGTATGATCCCCTGTAACAGAAATGTCAATCATATGCTCTTTTCTGTTAGTTTTAACTACCGATATAACATACTCTAAACCATGTTGACCTATAATAGCATCACCTACTCTTAAATCTTTTACGAAAATTTCATTATGTCGTTCATCAAATACTATATGATTATCTGCGCATTCTATGAACGTGTTTTGTGTGGTAAGTTGATATACTTCATATTCAACTGTTACGTTTATATGCGTAATATCAACCCAACCAGATTCAGTCTCGATTTCCCAATCGTCAACTTCTATCGAATCTACAAATTTACGTTCTACTGCGTCAGAAATTTTATACATCTATCTATTGTACCTTGTGTGTCATTTTTGTAATCAGATTCCCATATAACCAATACATCATATCCTTGAGATTCTGCAAATTCGTTTTTTATTTTATCTAATTTCCATTTTTCTTTTGCATTCATATGTAGGCGTGGGTTATATTTTTCACTATCCCATATTGTTGGATTACAATGCCAAAAATCACCATTATATTCTATTATCTTGCTATTATATGAAATATCATAAAGATAGTAACCTTTATTATCTTTTTTAAGTTGTAGTTGTGATATTACATTTATATTGTTCTTAATACAAATCTCAATTAATTCTCTTTCCGCTTCTGATATTGCATATCCATTTCCAACTTTTAATCTATTAATTCTCTTCTTTTCATCTTCTGACTTTGCATCAAGTGCTGTAATCCACTTCTCAGTCTTTTCTTTATGCTTAACTATACCTTCAATTTCACCAAATTTTTCAATAAACCATGCTAAATCTCTAGTTTGCGCTTTTGTATATTCTTCGTCTGAATTATAATACGCTCTATCAAATGGACTATAATTACAATTTGATTCTCTTGTCGCTCTCGCTTTAACTTTCAATTCTGAAATCTTATCTTCACTTTCAAAATTGATAAAATTTTTACTGAAAGGTGATAATTTTCCTCCATGCTGATATGCAGGATTATTCTCACCTTTCATCTTATCTCTAAAATTTTTACATTTAGTTAGACCATAATCTTTCGCTTTTATCGCATGTGCGCGCTTTAAATGGTTTGCGAGTTCATTTGCTCTATATCCGCATATATTACACTCAATCCATGAATCTTTATTATCTTCTGTATGTTCTATGTGAGATTTTTCTACTAAACATTCCAAACATATATGATCTGTTGCACTATAATAGATGTCATCGGTCAACTTACCACATTGCCAGCATATTTTATCATTTACTTCTTTACGGCAAGATAAACAAACATGTTGGTCTTTATTTGCCGTCGTAAATTCGTTCTGACATTTTTTGCATAATTTCTTCTGATGGTCCTTCTTTAAATTTTTCCCAAGCATATAATTCTCCTAAAGTGACTTCTATTATAGCATTTTTTGACTTGCTACGCAATTTTACTTTAGTATTTATATGTACACACTTCCCTTGTTGCCTCGACGTTAGGAACACTACCTTTTTATTATCTTTATAGCATTTTACCATTCTTTTTTGGTAATCGTACAATCCCATAAGTACAACACCTCTATCCGGGTGAACTACTTTGATATAATTTGATATAAAGTATATAGGATCTTTCTTACATTTGATATACTCTTTAAGCATTTCTGGAGTATAGTCAACTACTGAGCCGTCACCTCTAAGGTTTTCATTACCTCTAAATGCGAACTTTCTAAACAGTTCTTGTATTTCATATGGAATTTCAATCATTATTTAACCTTATCTATATCTGATGGTTTTTTCATTGATGCTGCAATCAATTTATTCAAATCTTTACTATTACCGGCAAATATAATATTTTGGTTTTGTATGGCTGTACCAACATTAGTAGAAGTTCCTGTACTTTGTTTTGCAGCTTTTACGTCAGCTTTATCTTTATTTAGTAATATCAATGATTTATTAATATCTGATAAGTTTTTAATAAGTCCGCTAAGAACTTCGATTGCACGAGGATTTTCTGATTCTCTGCAAATCTTCATAGCAACATCTAAGGCTTCGTGTCCTTTTTCTATTAGATGGTATGTTTGAGAACGAGCATATTTAAAATCATCATCTTCATTTCCATCTTCTACTATAGTAACAGATTGTTGAGTTAATACTTCAACCGTTTCTACGGGTACTACATCAAATATTTCACTTAGTTTTTCACTCATTATATTTCTTTTATAGTTGAATCAATTATATATGTATCGGTTATATTAGCTGTGAATGGGTTTACTTTATCTTCTAATGTTATGAATGGATTAGAGAAATTAGGATTTTCGCTAATTTTAACCAGAATATCTTTAATGACACTAGTTGTAACAGTCATAGGTCCAAAGAAGTCCATTTGTGCGCTAAATGTAAATGTTTGTATTTCTATACGTTGTTCGTCTGGTGAACCGTCATAATTATCATCATCTTGATATGCAGTCATTGTAACTGGTACATCTTTTGTTACTCGATATTCTGGAAGAATTTCATAAGTAAGAGTCATATAAGGTTGAAAGAATGGAAGGATTTGTTCCAAAATTTGAAACCCGTCATTAGAATCTTTTGTTGCGACATACATTGTCATTACAACATCATACGGGGTTGGTGGATATATTTTACCTTTTAGTCCGTTATTAATCCCTACTGCATAAGAACCATTTACTCCAATTTTTCTATCTGGTGCATATCTAATATCGGACATTTCAAATGCGATACGAGGTAATGTCATTTTTACTTGAGGTGCTAATAAATCATTTTGTTCTCTTAAACGAGAGATCCATTTATTTCTAGGCGCATATTCAATCGGCACTATACACGATTGTAATAACGCACCAATTGCATCTTTTTTCTGGACAGTTATACCGGTAAATAATTGACCGAATGCAACTATGAACCTTTCTAAAGTTTGGTGGTAAAATGGGGTTGTGCTGTATATTGACATATTTTACTTTATCACGCGAATGGATTAGGTATATTTACTTTAATAATAGTAGAATCTGGTGCATAATCTGTGCCATATTGTCTTGGAGGTGGAGTAGTTAATCCTAATAATTGGTCTAATGAACTATTACTAATAGAATCAATTTCTGGAACACCTGTGTTAATAACTTCATTTTGATATTGGAAGGCTTCACATGACAATGTATATTTATAATTCTTTCCCAATGAAAAGAATTCAACATCATGATCTACAAATTTAATTTCCATTAAGAATTTAGTTAAAGGGTCATATACCAAATCACCTTCTCTTGGTCGTATATAATTTATAGCTCTGAAAAGTACATTACTATTATCTTCGGAGAATTGAACGAATTGATGTTTTACTTCAGTCTCCCATCGTTCTTTATGTACTGTCAATTTATAAGTATTTCTAATTTCAAGCCCGAATTTGGAGAACATTTCTTTATCTCCATTAAATCCGGTTGAATCCTCCATATACATTTCAATTGGAATTGCAATAGGGAATTTACTTATAACATCTTCACCAAAAATAAGATCATCTAATTGCACATCTCTTGGTAGATAGTAATAAGTTAATCCCATTATTTGAATGGATTCTTTTAATATACTATTGTATATTTTCTGTTCTGCTATCTTTGATTGATGAAAATATTTGTTGGTTAGACTTGGCATAATTTATCCAACTAAAAAATTAAGGGGCGCGCTAGAATTTAATGCTTCTTCTTCAAGTGCTTCAATTTCAGCGTTAGCATCTTCTACTAATTGTCTACCATTAAATGTTAATCCACCTGGTAATTGCATGTTAGTATATTTAGAAAGATTACCACCCCATTGTTTCTTCATCAAAGCAGTTGCATATTTCTTTAACCATCTATCATTATATACTTGAGTAAAAGCTTCAGGGTCAACCATTCTATATACTTCAGCGACAACTATATCACCAACATTAATATCGGTTCCCCATGACACTTCTAAAATCAGTCTATTCATTCTTCGATTGAATTCAAAGTTCTTTTCTTTCTTCATGATAAAATCTAAGTGCCCTAGATAATTCATTGTTTGCCAATATGTAGAAGCTCCAGCTTTTGTTAAAGCTTGAAGTTCGGTCATCATAATCTGATATTGCATATTGAACATATAATCAGAAGAACCTAATACACTTGTTATATTAAGTATCTTATTAACTCCAACTACACCTTCATCTACTGTCAAATAACCGTTATCTTCATCTCCAATTACTATATTTGTAATAGTTGTAGTATAATTTGTATTATAACTCATTACTTGCTGGTTTACTTGAAACTTTGTTAAACCAATTTGTTTATTAAGTGTTAATGTATTTCCTACAATTTTTGTTATTAATCCTTTTGTAGAAGTTCCATCAATAGAACCTAATGTATCTTGCAATTTGAAACCTGATGCATCTGCTACTGTTATTTGTGTACCTGTAACAGTATGAATGACATAATCGCGAATAATCCCATCGTAATGGATTTCGTGGTAATATGATAATGCATTTTCAATTGCATCTTCTATATGTGAGTCATCTACTTCAATATTGATAACAGGTGCACCTAATTGTCTTAGGCAGTAATCTGCTAATTCTTGTCTTGAATTAATTTTAGCCATTATGATTGTACCTTAATTGACAATGAACCTATCATTTTTAAAATTTGTCCAGATGTGGTGTGTGCGACAACTGTTATAGTGTAAATCGAATTCACCACACCACCTGAAATTATAGCAGTCGTTGTAGTTCTATCAATTGATGGAGGAAGTGCTATAATATTTGGATTAATATCTACACCCGTAGTATCTGTTGCAGACCATGATGCACTTACTAGTAAATCCGCTTGGTTTACTAAAATATTTTGAAAGTCAAATGTTAATATGACTGACTCTGACGGATCTTTTGGTGAAAATAGTTGTGCCATTATTTGTCCACTATAGTTTTTCTTGATTTAGCTATATGATTTGTATTTCTAGCTCTCGATGATATGTAATATTTATTATCAGGATTTAATTTTAGTAATGAAACAAATGGCGTATTAACATTAGCTCCCAATGACCTCAATTCAAATCCTTTAGTATAATTCATTAAACCTGATGTTATACCAGATGTGGTAGAGTTAAGAATTGAATTTATTGACGTATAAACATTATTTGTTGATACTGTCATTTGTAACCCATCAAGTAAAACTACTGACCCACTTACGGGTAGAATTGTACCTGATGAGAAAATTGATGTAATAGCATTCAGTGTTTTATTACTATAAACGCCTACATTTGATACAATAAAATCTGTAAATAATGGTAATAATCCAGAGTAATTGGATGACATATCAGCCGTTGTTGTACTAGAACCACTAGTTAGCGATGAAATTTGTAAACTATTTTCTGATATTATATTATTTAAAGTTGTATTAGTGTTGTTACCTAAAATTCCTATATCTTGTGAAATTCCAAATTGCCCAATTACAAAATTGCCACTAGATTCATTCAGGTTTACATTTGAAGAAACTGAAAATGTATTAACCGATGTGTTAATAAACGTATTAGATAAAGTGGTTGTACTTTGACTATTAATATCAAAAAGTGTTGTAAATATACTAGTATCGAATATGCCTATAGTGTTGGTTGCTACTATATCATTACTAGCAAAATGTGCAATATTATTTGATAACGGTTGTTGTAGTTCATTTGATTGATTATCAGATGCTAATAATATTTCAGCAAATGTGACCAGATTAACCCCATCATAGTTTTCTAATAAAGATGTATTTTCATTTACAGGGATACCAGATAAAACAGATTGATAATCAAATGAGTTTACTATTATATCCGAAAATATACCTTCGACTGTTATTGTTGTATCAGTCGATTCGGCGGTTGTTAGTGATATATCATCATACATTCTATATGGTAGTGTATCCCATATAGAATTGGTTGTAACATCTTTATTATATAAAGATGCCGGTATCATATCAAAGTTAGGAACCACCGGAAAAAGTGTAGGATACGATACATAGGCATTATGTGTCATACCGATCCCCGAATTTCCACTTGAGAATGAGGAATTTGACACGGCAATATAAGTCCCTAACGGATGATAGGTATCTTGAAATTTAACTTCTATTAATGTACCTGTAACTTTAATAGCAAAATAATCTACATAATGAGCATAATCGAATGGAGAGATAGTTATAAAAGTATATGAACCTAATACTGTAATAACACCATTTACAACTCGGTTTAAGGAGATTACAACCGTGTATTGAGTTACGGTATTACAGAAACAGTCTACGAATGAACTATCATAACTCAATATATCTGCATAATATGCATTTGTTAGTGATAAAGCTCTGGCATAAAGTCTTACGGATGTACCGTTATAATATGGAGCATATAGGGTCATACCGGTACAAACAACTGTATAATCAGATGGGTGTGTTATATTATAAAGATAGAATGATGGTATGGTTTGTTTATACCCATCCGAATTTTTGTAAAATACAGTTGGACTATAGGGAGCAAAGCTAGTTACAGGTGGATTGTAATATTGTGAAATCGCCTCTTGAGTTGTATGCCATACTGTAAAATTCTCTGAAAATGTATCTGTAGAAGTTGCACTAGTATCGTCAGTCCAAAAAGTAATAGGATATGAAACTTCCGGTATAGTGTCATATGAGTTAGCACTTTCAGATGAAGTTGGATATATTATAGTGCTAGGATTATTAGTAAATATACCATTTACATTTCCTACAACATTTGTTGAATTTGGTCCTACATACCAAGTATAGGACGGCATAAACGATATATATGAAAATGATACATAGTTTACTGATTGAGACCCACCTGCTAAACAAGGTAGAGTATTTCCTATATGATATAGATATGCTACCGCAGTTGATGTCGATTTTACTATAATTCCAGATGAATACAATGCATAAAATGACCCTATTGTATTTACAGATCCCGCAGCAAATGTATATAATTGATTACCGTTACCTGCCGCATTTAATATTAGTGTGTTAAAAGTATTATTACCTGTTATAGCACGAGCTACAGTTGAAATAGTACCTGTTAAAAATTGTAAACTGTTGTAAGTAAGACTCCCTCCCGCAAATGTAGATGCTAATGACCCGTTATAGTTGCATACAATACTACCGGTATCTATAAAATTTATAGAAGATGTTGTAGCAGGGGCATTCCAATAAGTTCCGCTGGAAGTTGCCGTTACTGCATAATTCCATATACCACTTTTTAATATAGTTTTAACTACGTTTGTGCCTAATGAAAATCCGCCATTGGTTGTAATAGAAAATCCATTATCTGAAAATATACCAGAGTTGAATATTATTGATGTTGTAGTTGTACCAGTGCATACTAAATTGTTAGCCAATCCTATACCGGAAGTCATAGTAAATGTCAACCCAACAGGCCAAGATTGTCCGGCGGTTGAAATTGTGGCAAGCCCACATGACAACCTAACTCCTCCAATTGCTAAAAGTGTACCACCTTGCAATAACGTGAATACCGACGAAGTTGAAGTTTTAAATGTTGTAATACCCGTTTGTGCAAAAGTGCACGCCGAGTCTGTTACATTTACCGAACCGTATATAGATGATGTAGTTGTTGTAAGATTTATGTATCCTTGTAACGGTTTATCTATTGTAAGATTTCTACTTGACAAAACTCCAGAAATAGTACACGCGCCGACCGCATTGAATGAGTTTGTGTCAAATATAACATCATCTATTCCTGTAGTTGAAGGTGCGGTTGCGCCACCTACTCCACCCGATGTCGCGGACCAATAAGTAGTGCCGGTCCAAATACCGCCTGCTCCTGTAGTTTGACTCCAATATCTGGACGCATTATGTAATATAATTCCATCTGATATAAATGTACTATCTCCACTAATACTAAGTCTATACCAAAATTCTGGGCAGTTTTCTTGTGAAAGTTTAGTGATTTTTGTTATATTTAAGATATGGTCAGTTTCATTAAAGATTTTATCTCCTATGGATAAATCTTTAACATGTTTGATGTTCTGTATATTATTTTCTATAACCCATATGGATTGGTCACAGAACCACAAATGAGAGTTTCCATCATCACATTCGATATAATACCATGCAAAATCTTCACCTATTTCGGTGATTGAATTTCCATTATCATCTTCGTATGTATAATCGGCATATCCATATAAATTTTTGGTTACTTTTTGAATGGATAATATCGAATTAGATTCGATATTACCTAAAGTGTCGTATGCTATTACTTTATCGCCAGATGTGCAATCTTCTAGGCTTTTATATCCATCTGGTGTTAAAATATTCATTTAGTATATGATGGTAGAATTAGCAGCTTTCATGAATTCTTCAGCGAAAATATTGCAAAATACGGTATTATCTTCCGCTGCTTCTAATTCATGCCATTGTTTAGCTATTAAGTTTAATGGTGCAGTATTTTTGTCGATAACCATTTCTAAGTTTTCTTTTCTGACTATCATAGAGCCTGCCATACAAAATGTACCATGACTAAAAATGTGTTCATGCTTAGACAACCCTTCACCTTTATTAACATGGTATATGTTCATTCTGGCGCCTGCATACATAAATGTATGTGCTGGTTGTACGTTTATCATATTATAGTCATCCCTTCTGACGGTGGTTGTTCTACTAAATTAGGTTGCTTAATTATATCTGTTAACGGGTCGAATGACTCAGTTTTTACTTCAGGGTATATAGGAAGTATCTTTTCTAAATAATCTCTATATAATTTCAATTCTTGTATTTTTTCATCAGAGAATTTATTTTTTTTGATAGCTTCATCCGACGTCCAAAGAAGATACACACTTTGTATATGTCTAAGTGCAATTAATTTGGCACTTCTTTGTTCATCATCCGTTATCATTTTAGTTCTAATTCATAATCTTTGAAATATTGTTTATGTGTAACACCATCTTCACCTGTCTCATCTACTAAGATTGAAATTTGGCCGGTCTCTGGACATATACAAAATCCATCCACAATACCTTCACGTGGTTTTGGAAGAATTTGTATTACTTTATCGCCTTTTTTAAACATACTAAACCTCTATTAAAGTGTTAAAGAATATGATACTGCAACCAAATTTCCGACGGCCACAACTTGATTACCTGCTTGGAATCCCCCAGCTGAAAGTAGTACTCCGGCTGTAGAACCTATAGATGATGTTGCTGTACCTAGTGCGGTACTAGACATTACAATAAAAGCCCCGATCAGTGTTCCAGCTCCTGTAATAGTAAAATTACATGTTAGTGCAGTAGATAATACATTTGATGTAGCCGTAGCAAAAGTTGGTACAAGTCTAGTGTTAAAATTTGGAGCATTTGATGTACCTGCTTCAAGCCACCCGGTATGTGATAACATAGTATCGGTTGCGGATGTTGCGGAATAACTAACAGAAGAAATCAATCCCATATAAATACCGGCTTGTGTAGCTGATGCTGCAACAAAGTTATTTAGCATCAATGCTTTACCTCCATTGCAAACAACATTTTTATATTCAGTGTCCCACAATTCTTTCATAGGGATTTTATCTAACTCTTCTTGTATTTTTAACGAATTTTCAGAATCTCCAACTTCATCAAATTTTAGTTTTTGACTGAATAGTACATCATATTGGGGTTTAAATTCGTCGACAGGTCCGAAGCATGATACTTTGTATTTTCCTGAAATATTAGCAGTATCATTTGATCCTGTTGGGTTAATCACTGAAACCCCAGAACCTTCTATTGCATTTAGTGGATTGTTCATAGATGACATAATATATCCTGTTAGTTAAGGTTAATTAATGCAGTTCCTGCTGCATTAGGTGGCATTGTTAATGTAAAGTTTCCTGCGGTAATACTTTGAGCACCGAAGGTGTGAACTGACACTGCATTTTTTCCGGAAGCGGTGGCGTTATAAAGTAGTACAGAATCGAATGGGGCTGATGAAGTCAATGCAGTCCATGAATAATTTCCGCTTGGTGTCCAATATGCAGTAGTACCTGATGTTGTCGGAGGGATTGTATTTGATACAGTTACTCCTCCTGCGGTATAACCTGTGGTACCAGATGCATTTGTCAACTCATTTGTTGTTGAGTATGCAGTTGTTGCTGCGCCAATATTTGCAGTTGATAAGAATAGAGCAGCTTTAAATGTGTTTGGTGTTACAGTACCAAATACATGCACCCCATTTAAAATATCTTGTTTGAATGATGTTACTATACCTTGTTGATTCATTTTATTGTCCTTGTATTAAATCTAATAGTAGTGAGTCTTTAACTGTTACATGAACCGATCTATGGATAATCTCATCTGAATTATGTTGTCGGTATTCTACCCATGTAGTATGTTCTATTTCAGTGTCAACTTCTCCAGTAGTTTTAACTAGAGTATTTTCATCCATTTCACCGTAAATCGTATTAATCATGTTAATCATGTTGTTCCTATTATTTATTTGAAGTTATCTAGCAGTCCAAGAAGTGCCATTACAGAATACTAGGGTAGTAACTGCACCACCTCCTACGACAGTTGCTCCCCATGCTGGGGTAAGAGCATCTGTTACATATGCAATCTTACCAATATTAGATGCCGGCGGTAATGTGGTATTTAATGCTGCTACCGTGTATCCCCCGGTACCTAATGATGCTGTCGCGACAAACGATCCTGTGTTTATCAATGTCCCTGTTGCAGATGTTATAGTTCCATTTAAACTATAAAAGTCATAATTAGAAGAACCTCCTAATGCGGAACCATATACTCCAATATTTAATCCACCAGAGTGAGTTTGCTGTGAATATCCTTTAATCCCTACTGCGAACCCGGTATCAGTGGTATTAGTAACCATACCTTCGCCGACAATACCAGCTGAACGAGTTCCACCGTTCGTCCAACCTTTACCGTATATACCTAAACCCCATCCTGTTACTGGAGTTGTTCCGTTTGTAGTAAATGTCGCTGTTCTTTCTGATGCGAACCCAATCATATGATTTTCTATATCACTTGTTGCAACATCCGATAATACTTCTAATGTGGTTGGATATTTTGTACCATTGGCTTGAGTTCCAATATATAGCGGTAACGAATTAACAAATGCTTTTATTTGGTTTGCTGATATTTTAATGGTTAGTCCGCCCTGATCTGCCGGAAAAACTTCTGCACCGACTAATGCTATTCCTGCGGATAATGCTGTGATTGTTGAGTCTGCCATTATAATCCTTTAATTATTTATCACTTTGTGTTGTATTCATATATTTAGCACCAACAAACTTAGCCCATCCTTCAGATATACCCATTGCAGCAAGATATACGCTAAAAAATTCTACTGTCAGTGAATTTCCAATTGTGAATGTTATTACTATACCAGTTGCAGTCAACCCAGCTAACATTTGCAATGTTCTAGTTATAGAAGCTTTTCCTGTCACTG